ACGATAATACAAACTCTATAATTGACGATTCAGGTACAGGATCACTGTTAGTTTTCGGTTCTAATGTAATCATTCAAGAGTCTGGTACATCAAATGTGATGGCTGATTTTCACCCAAATACAGTCAAGCTATATAAAAACAATAAAGAAAAATTAATTACAACAGATAATGGTATAGAAATAAAAGGTGACAGCAGCAATAGCACTGATGGTTCTATACAGTTAAATTGTTCTGCTAACAGTCATGGTGTAAAAATTAAATCACCAAATCATAGTGCAGGACAGTCTTATACAATTATTCTTCCTGATAATCAGATAGCAGTAAATAAAATATTAAAAGTTAAAAGTGTTAGCGGTAGTGGATCTACAGCTATAGGACAACTAGAATTTGCAGATGATACAGATACAACACTACCTACTGCATCAAGCAGTACTTTAGGTGGTATCAAAGTAGGTACTAATTTAAGTATTGATGGTAATGGTGTCTTAAGTGCTTCTTCTGGCACAACCGTAGGTGGTGCTAACGGTGTCAGCTTTAATGATGATATTCGTATTATCTTTGGTGGTACTACTAATGAAAAACTAGAACTGTTTTATAACGCTTCTGTCAATAGAGGTATTATAACTGCTAATACAGGAGTGCATTTACAGTTTGATGGTTCTACAAAAATAGAAAGTGTAAACGCAGGTGTGAAATGGCATGGAGATTTGTTTTGTGATGACTCTATCTCAGGTGATGTAAACAAAATTAGGTTAGGTAATTCGGCTGATCTGGAAATATATCACGACCAAAATAATTCTATTATTGATGGAACGGGTGAAGGTAGTTTATTACTTTACGCCTCAGATATTATCTTCCACGAGAAGTCAGATGTTAGTAATAGAATGGCTGACTTTGCTCAGGATGGTAGTACTGGTGTAAGACTCTATTATGATAATTCAGTTAAATTACAGACAACTTCTTCTGGTCTTAGCGTAACAGGAGCTACAACTATTGATGGTGGTGTACATACTCAATTAACAGTTAAAGGAACGGAAGCTGATATACATTTAACAAGTACTGGTAGTGGAAGTAATAAAACTTGGAGAATATTAGGTTCAACAGGTACTAATACACATAGATTTAGAATTTATGATGACCATAATAGTAGAGAACCTTTTTATATTCTTGATAGTGGAACTGTTAATGTAGCTGGCAACCTAGATGTTGGTTCTGGTCTTGACGTAACAGGAGCTATCACTGCAACTGGAAATTTAACAATAAGTAGTAATAAACCTACAATAGTATTAACAGAAGGAGATGCTAACCCTGACTATCAAATATTTAGTCAAGGTGGAGCTTTTAAAATAAAAGACTCAACTAATGCAGCCGATAGATTAGTTGTAAACACAGATGGTCATGTTGATGTAACAGGCAATTTAGATGTTGGTGCTGGTATTGATGTAACAGGAGATATCACAGTTACAGGAACAGTTGATGGAGTAGATATAGCTGCGTTAAATACAACGGTATCTGGCATTGCTTCACCAACAGCAAGCTCTATAAATGCTTTATATCCTGATAACGGTAATTTTATACTTGGTACTGGTTCTGGATCAGATACCATGAAGCTTTACTATGACGGAACTCATGGATTTATAACTGCTGATAATGGAGTACAACTTCAATATGATGGTTCTACTAAGTTTCAAACTACAAATAACGGAGCTACCGTATCTGGAAGATTAGATACTCAAGGTCTATTTACTGGTGATAACAACAAAATATTAATTGGAAATAGTGATGACCTAGAAATTTATCATTCTTCTAGCAATAATTATATAGATGCTGCTACTGGACTCACTACCTTTATTAGGTGTGGAACAGAAAATGCTATTGCGATTGTACCTAACGGAGCCGTAGAGTTGTATCACGGAATGAGTGGCTCGGCTGCATCTAAAAAGTTTGAGACAACAAGTTATGGAGCTTTATTAACAGGTAATTTAAAACTTGGAGATAATGGCAAAGTTACTTTTGGAGATGGTGATGACTTACAGTTTTTTCATAATGGTTCTACAAGTTACATAAAAGATACTGGTACTGGTAATTTAAGACTTGCGACTAGTAAAGGGGAATTTAGAAATGCTGGTGATACTGAAACTTTAGCAGCATTTACTGAAAACGGGTCTGTACAACTTTATTGGGATAACAGTTTAAAATTGGAGACCCTAAATTCAGGAGTTAAGTGGCATGGTGATCTATTCTGTGACGATAACCAATTCATAAAAGTTGGAAGTTCAGCAGATATAAATATTTACCATGATGGCAACTCCCACTTTAGGGTTGATAATGGCGATACCGTAATAAGAGGTGCTAGTACTTCTAGTGTTCCTAAATGGCTTTACATAAAAGCAAATGCTAATGGAGAAAATTCAATCATTTGTAAAGGTGACGCAGAAGTAGAACTTTTTTACAACGGCGGTCTAAAGTTTGAAACTATTAGTTCTGGAAATCAATCAACAGGAGACTTTATATTTAAAGATTCTGGTGGTACTACTAAATGGTTCTTTGATCAAGCAAATGGTAGAGTACAAATTTATGATAATGTTACACTCTCTTTTGGAAACAGTAATGACTTAATTGCTTATCACGATGGAACGTCAAATATAATTACAAGTGTAAATGGAAATTTATTTATTCAAGCTGCAGCAGGAGAAAGCGGTATAACAGTTCTTCAGAATGGATCCGTAAAGCTCTATCACGATAATGCTTTAAAATTTGAAACTATGTCCTCTGGGGCTAAGTGGCACGGTGATCTTTTTTGTGACGATAACGGTGCTTTAAAATTTGGAAGTTCAGCAGACCTAGTACTTTATCATGATGGCAATAATTCTGTATTTGCAGACAACGGTACGGGCAGTCTATTACTTTTCACTAGTGAACTTCTTATTAGGAAAGCTGGCTCAAGCGAAACAATGGCAAAATTTGTTCAAGACGGAGTAGTAGAGCTCTATTTTGACAATGCAGCTAAGCTTACTACTACAAGTTCAGGAATTACTGTATTAGGCTCAGTTACAGAAACTTCTGATATTGCCTTAAAATCTAATATTCAACCTTTAACAAATACACTTGAAAAATTACAACAGATAACAGGTTATAAATATAATCTCATAAATTCCATATCACCTTCAATGGGTGTAATAGCTCAAGATGTAGAAAAGGTATTTCCTGAGCTTGTACATGGTTCTGAAGGAAAGAAAGCTTTACAGTACAGTGGTTTAATAGGTGTATTGGTAGAAGCTGTAAAAGAATTATCAGCTAGAGTTGCAGTTTTGGAAGGTGCTTAGTATATTAGGAAAACATATAACCAAATTATTATGCCAACACCAGAAGAAAAACTAAACGAAACTCAACAGCGTTTTGACCAGAACCTTGCTGCAGCACAACAGATAGAACAACAAATAGCAAAATTACAAGAACAATTAAGAGGTTTACAGCAACCACTTATTGAAGATCAAGGTGCTATAAAAGTCTTAAAAGAAATATTAGAAACAGTTGAGCAAACAGCTTAACTTATATCACAAAGGATTTATTATCATGGCTATCACTTACGAATGGGAAATCAATGGCACTGCTTGTAAAAGAGATGTTGCAGATGGTTACTTTACTAATGTTGTCTATCGAGTAAAAGGTATGGATGACAGTACAGAAAAAGCTAGACGTACAGGCGAAGTTGTATTTACAAAACCTGAATCACTACCTTCTGATTTTATTGCTTATGACACCTCTGCAAAAACTCCAAACAGTGCAACAATGGTAACTTGGGTTAAAGATACACTAGGATCAACTGAAGTTGCTGCTATTGAAGCAAGTTTAAAAGCAGAGATAGATTTAATTAATACACCAGTACAAGCAACAGGTGTGGCTTGGTAAAAAGAATTGGAAATAAATCTGCCTGATTTACCAGATACAGATTATATTCTGATACCTCCTAAAACAATTTTCTATCCACCTGTGGCAGAGATTCCATATCTAGATCCAGTTCTTCTTCCAAGTTTGGAACAGGTAAAGTCGGGCTTGGGAGATCAGGGATCTTCTGCTGAAGAAGAAAAAGAATCCTCAAAGGAGGCAGGGTTAGAGCTAAAACAAGAAACAATACCGACAAACCTGCCAGCCACCAAAGAAATTTTACCAAGTGAAGAAGCTATAGCTACCTTTACTATACCTTTCTATGGTGAAATGCCTATACCTGCACCAGAAGTTATAGCTTCTAGTGTAATAGCAGC